GCTCCCGGCGGCTCCGTACCGATCGAGCCCTCAAGAAAGGATGTTGCAGATGCTTCAAGGTCTCTATTCGATACTGCGGCCCAATTTTTAGCTGCTCGAATCCCATTCGGCGATGTCTATTACGGATTCCGCGCCTTTAAGACATTCGGCGAGATCGAAGATCAGGCAGACAAGCTAAACGAGCTGCTTCAGAAGTCAGGAGTTCAGGCTGACTTGATGGCTCCTCCCGAGGAGAACGTAGCCAAGTTTAAGCAGCTATTCGTCACATCTGCAGCTGACCGCGCTATGCTAGCCAAGTCAAGCGTGCAGATCGCCTTGAAGTGCTACGACTTCTTCACTGACCTGATCTCTTCAATTCCGCTTGAGGTCTTCCCACCGCTTGCGATGCTAGATACCGCGATCGATGTCGGCATTAGTGCCGTCGCGACTGTCGCACCCGACGAGAAGCTTGCAGTTAACTTACTTGACTTTGCTCTCAAGTACAACGAGACGCTGCGCGACATGGAATCAAAGATCGGCAAGTTTTTACCGGGCGATGATTTTAGTCAGCTAAATAAGGTGACCAATTTTATTGGCAACCTTGCTCTCATTCACGGCGCCGTCTCTTCTGCTGAAAAAGAGATTGAGAACGCCGAGGATCCAGACGTTCTCGCCGAGCGTCGCAAGCGCAAGAAGCGCAAGGACGAGATGTCGGTCACTGCAAACGTGGCTGGCTACACGGGACCGATGGTCTCTCCCAAGGACCCAAAACAATTCTATGGCAAGATGGCTAAGGCAGCTGGTGGTGAGTATCTCACCTCAGATCCAGCGAAAACTCTTAGATCGAAGCCATGAAAACTCTCTCGCCACAGTCTATGATTGTGGTGTGAGGCTTACAAAGAAGAGCCGCTAGAATCCTCTAGAGACTAAAAACTGTAAGTTGCTCATTAAACATTAAAAGGTAAGAACAACATGGCAATCAACTTTGACGCGCTCCGCAAGCGCCTCGACAATCTGTCTGGAAACAACAAGAAGAGCTCCTCCTCGTGGAAGCCCAAGGAAGGCGAGGAGTACACCGTTCGCCTCCTCTCGTTCCCGAACAACGAGGGGCAGCCTTTCAAGGAGCTCTGGTTCTACTACAACATCGGCAACAACCCGGGTCTCCTCGCGCCTTACCAGTTTGGCCAGCCTGACCCGATCCAGGAGCTGATCACCAAGCTCCGTGATGAAGGCACCAAGGAGTCCTACGAGCTCGCCAAGAAGCTCTACCCGAAGATGCGCTGCTACGCTCCAGTCCTCGTCCGTGGTGAGGAGGACAAGGGTGTGCAGATCTGGGCGTTCGGCAAGCAGGTCTACCAGACACTCCTCGGCATCATGCTCGACGAGGACTACGGCGACATCACCGACCCTGAGGACGGCCGCGACGTGAAGGTCCGTTGCTTCAAGCCACCTGGCAAGAAGTACTCTGAGACTGAGGTCATGCCTCGTGGCAAGGCGTCTGCCCTGAGCACGAATGTTGGGCAGAACAAGCAGTGGCTTTCCAGCATTCCTGATGTCTCGAAGATGTTTGAGTCTAAGTCCTATGATGAGCTCTCGAAGATCGTCAACGATTGGATCGATGGCGGCATGCCCGATGGCAACAGCGAGGGCACCTTCCGCGGGCCTTCTGAGAAGACTACAGCAGTCACCGAAGAAGAGGACGAGGCTCCTGCCCAGAAGAAGGCACCGCCAGCTGGCAAGAAGAACTACAAGTCGCTTGATGACGCCTTCAACGACCTGATCGACGACTAAAGGTAATCGGGCGCAGGGTGTAAATTCAGCCCCTGCGCCCGTATTGTTTCTAAAGGAGAAAATATGGCAAGAGGTTCAAAGGAAAGGCGAAGCGATGAGGCAGCAGGTGACTTTACGTCCGAGCTAATCTCGTCTCTTAACAAGGAGAACGGATCCAGAATTGCTTATAACCTTGCAGAGGATGAATCGCCAACGCATGTTAAGAGCTGGGTCTCAACGGGTTCCACGTTGCTTGACTATTGTGTATCTAACAGGAGAAATGGTGGTCTTCCCGTAGGACGAATCATTGAGATCTTTGGTCCGCCTTCGATCGGTAAGTCGCACATCGCGACGCAGATTGCGCGGTCGACCCAACAGATGGGTGGCATCGTTGTCTACATCGACACCGAGAACGCGACGTCTGTTGAAAACTTGCAGGCACTCGGCGTTGACGTCTCTAAACGATTCGTCTATGTTGACACGCACTGCACAGAGGAGGTCTTTGACACAGCAGAGAAGACCATCGTCAAGGCGAAGGCGATGCAGAAGGATGTGCCGATCACGATCGTGTGGGACTCGGTGGCAGCAAGCTCACCGAAGGCCGAGCTATTGGGTGACTACGACAAGGACAGCATCGGATTGCAGGCACGAGCGATCTCAAAGGGCATGCGTAAGATCACGGGTGTCATTGGTGACATGTCGGTTCTTATGATCTGCCTCAATCAGATCCGCACCAAGATCGGTGTCCTTCATGGTGATCCGACCACGGTTCCTGGTGGAATGGCCATCCCATTCCATGCGACGACCCGACTCAAGCTTGGCGCAGGTCAGCAGATCCAGAACAAGAACGGCGACATCATTGGAATTCATGTGTCTGCAAAGACCGTGAAGAACAAGGTTGCGCCACCCTTCAGGACGGCAAACTTCCAGATTCATTTTGGCAAGGGAATCGTCGAGCACGAGGAGATCTTTGACGTCCTACGTGATGCTGGAGAGCGTCAGGTTGGTAACAAGATGATCTGCGTCTCAGGCGATGGTGCGTGGAAGGTGTTCACCGTGACCGATCTGGATAGGGGTGCTGTGGTAATCGAGAAGAAGTTCCACAAGGCTGAGTTCGGTGAGATCATGAGGACACCAGAATACAAGGCATACATCGATGATCTTATCGAGGCAGTGATGGTTAGGACCAAGGACGATCCTCCGATGACAGAGGACGTTGAGGGAGAAGCTGAGTGACTGGAGAGGCATCGATTTTACTGGTCGATGCCCTCAACCTCTTCACGAGGCACTACGTAGCTCATCCTGCTTTGGGTGAGAACGGAAACCATGTTGGCGGCATTGTTGGGTTTCTCAACGAGGTCAAGAACATGTGCTTCCGTTTTCGCCCAAAGCGTGTCTATGTTGTCTGGGAAGGAGGCGGGTCATCGCGTCGCAGGTCGCTATATCCTGACTATAAGGGTCATCGTCGGCCTGAGAAGCTAAACAGATATTACGAGAATGACATCCCGCAGACCGTCGAGGGTCGTAACGACCAGATCATGGCGCTGGTCAAGATTATGAAATCTTTGCCTATCTGCCAGATGTACGCGCAGGACTGCGAGGCCGATGATGTTATTGCATATATCTGCAGGTACCTGCACAAGGACTGCCTACATGTGATCCTGTCAGCTGATAAGGACTACTACCAGCTCATACGTGACAGCTCGATCATCTACTCTCCAACATGGAAGAAGCTTGTTGACACTGAGAATGTGATCGAGCGGTTTGGCGTCCACCCAAATAACTTTGCGCTTGCAAAGTCAATTTGCGGTGACGATTCTGACAACATTCCAGGCGTTCCAGGAGTCGGATTTAAGACGCTGGCGAAGCGCTTTCCAGAGCTGCTAGGCGAGAATGACGTTCATCTCGACCAGTTCATGGAGCTCGCAAAATCTCGGCAGACAGGCAAGGTCAAAGTGATAGATGAGATTGTAAATTCTCGCGAGCTTATAGAGAGAAATTGGCAACTTGTCTACCTTGATACGGCGTCGATACATCCGCAACAGATCGATAAAATCGTTCATGCACATGAAAATTGGGTACCCAAGCGCGATAAAATCTCTCTTGTGAGAGACATACAAAAAACTGGCGTGAGAAACTTTGACGTTGATTCTCTGTTCTACGCCGTTAGCCACATCGGTGCTACATGAGTGACGCTTATTTCAGCCAATACGGCAAGGGCTTCCAGGAGAAGGTCTTTCAGGCGTTCCTGACTGATCGTGCCTGGGCGACCCAGATGATAGAGATTATGACCCCGCAGTACTTCGATCTTAAGTACTTGCAGTATCTGTGCAACAGCTACTTCAATTACTACAAGAAGTACAAGGATTTTCCTACACTTAACCTGCTCATCACAATCATCCGTGATGATCTGCGCGAGGGTAAGGACACGATCCTTCGTGACCAGATAGTCGACTTCTTGCAGAGAATTCGAGTTAATCCTGATATGGGCGACATCGCCTATGTCAAGGAGAAGTCTCTAGATTTTTGCCGAAAGCAGGCAATGAAGGAGGCACTAGAAAAAGCTGTCGAGATGATCGCAACGGACAATCTTGACTCTGTTGTCGGCGTCATGAAGCAGGCCTTGTCTGCTGGCACGCCAATGTCGATCGGACATGACTTCTTTGCCGACGTTGAGGCACGCTTTGTCAAGACGCGAAGGTCAACGTGTCCAACAGGCATCAAGCATCTTGATGCTCAAGACGTCCTCAACGGAGGTCTAGGCAAGGGAGAGCTAGGTGTCGTTGTGGCTCCGACCGGCGTGGGAAAGAGCCACTACTTGGTCTCTGTCGGGGCACATGCCTTGAAGATGGGTAAGAATGTGCTTCACTACACGTTTGAGCTATCTGAGGCTGCAGTTGGACTTCGATATGACTCCAACCTATGCAGCATGCCTAGCAACGAGGTAGTCGATAGGAAGACTGAGGTCCTGGACTTCTATAAGGATAGTCAAGATCTAGGACGCTTGATCATCAAGGAGTATCCAACAGGCACAGCTTCTGTCCAGACGCTGCGCAATCATATTGAAAAGCTGTTGTTGAAGTCATTCACACCAAACGTCATCTTGATTGACTACGCAGACATCATGCGCTCCTCACGGGCCTTTGATTCTCTTCGTCACGAGCTGAAGCTTGTCTATGAGGAGCTTCGAAATCTTGCCATGGATCTTAATGTTCCAATCTGGACTGCGTCACAGGCAAACCGTGATGCCTCAAATGCTGATGTTGTCGGCCTAGAAAATATGTCTGAGGCGTACGGCAAGGCGATGGTCGCTGACGTTGTGGTCTCCGTCTCAAGAAAACCTAATGAAAAGGCTACGGGTGCTGGTAGGCTATTTGTTGCCAAGAATCGTGCTGGTCGGGATGGAATGCTCTTCCCGATTCGAATAGATACTTCCATGTCGAAGTTCACTGTCCTAGAAGACGCAGCAGAAATGTCCATGGACGATGTGTTAGCTACCGACAAGACGAGCATGAAGAATCTGCTCAAAGAGAAATGGCGAGAGGTTAACTCAAAGTAATCGCCCTGTAACCTAATTGGAGAGAACAAGAATGTCTGACCAGTCTGTCGTTGATTATTTTGGTGGTGACGATCTCGCCGCTGACGTTTATAACAAGTACGTGCTTCGTGATGCCGATGGGAATAAGGTAGAAAGAAATCCCGACGACACACATCGCCGCCTAGCAAAGGAGTTTGCTCGGATCGAGGCAAAATACCCAAATCCTCTCTCTGAGGAGACAATCTTTAACCTGCTTTCCGGATTTAAGCAGGTTGTGCCACAGGGGTCGCCGCTATCTGGCATTGGCAACCCATATCAGCTGCAGTCTCTATCAAACTGCTTCGTTATCGACCAGCCTCACGATTCTTACGGCGGAATCTTGTTCTCAGATCAAGAGCAGGTCCAGATCATGAAGCGTCGCGGCGGCGTAGGTATGGATATCTCTAACATCCGTCCCAAGGGCCAGCCCACCACAAATGCTGCAAGGACAACGGATGGCATCTCTATCTTCATGGAGAGGTTCTCCAACTCCACCCGTGAGGTAGCCCAGGGCGGACGTCGCGGTGCGCTCATGCTTACCATTGACTGTCGCCACCCAGAGATTGAGACGTTCATCGATATAAAACGCGACCTGAAGAAGGTGACAGGCGCGAACATCTCCATCCGCTTCACAGACGAGTTCATGCAGGCTGTGGAGGGTAATACCAGCTTCTGTCTTCGTTGGCCTGTCGAGTCTCGTCCCGAGGATGCTGAGATCGTCAAGATGGTCGACGCGAAGCAGGTCTGGGAGAAGTTCGTGGACGCAGCGTGGGCCTCGGCAGAGCCTGGTGCGCTGTTCTGGGATACCGTTGTCGACCAGGGAATCGTCGATCTATACCGAGATGTTGGGTACAAGACGATCTCGACAAATCCATGCGGTGAAATCCCACTCAGCCCATACGACTCCTGTCGTCTTATGGTTGTGAACCTTACGACGTTCGTCCTAAATCCGTTCACTTCGAACGCAAAGTTTGACTATTATGGCTTTGCCGCTGCCGTCGGCAATGCTCAAAGGTTGATGGACGACCTAGTTGATCTGGAGATCGAGTGTGTGGATCGGATCCTTGAAAAGATCGAGAATGATCCGCAACCTGAGAGCGTCAAGCGCATCGAGAAGGACCTCTGGTTAAAGATCAGAGCAGCTGGTCTCAATGGCCGACGGACGGGCCTAGGCATCACGGGTCTTGGAGATGCTATTGCTGCGCTTAACATCCGCTATGGTACGCAGCTCTCTATTGAGATGACATCTGCCATCTACCAGCACCTCGCAGTGAGCGCACATAAGATGTCATGCAAGCTTGCTGAAGAGCGTGGCGCATTCCCAGTCTTTGACTATAGCAAGGAAAAAGACCACCCCTACATCAACCAGATCATGGATGCTTGTGGTCTAGAGACAAAGCAGCGGTGGCAGACAACTGGTCGGCGCAACATCGCACTTACCACAACGGCACCCGTAGGTTCGATCTCTTGCCTCACCCAGACAACAAGCGGCATCGAGCCCGCGTTCCTCCTCTCCTACAAGCGTCGCAGGAAGATCTCGCAGGGTGACACTAAGACTGTGCCTGACTTTGTTGACCAGCTAGGTGACCGCTGGGTTGAGTATACCGTCTACCACCACTGGTTCAAGAAGTGGATGGATATCACCGGCAAGACCGATCCGCAGGAGAGCCCGTACTGGGGCGGAACAGCCAACGACATCGATTGGGAGAAGTCTGTCGACATCCAGGCGGCAGCTCAAAAGTGGGTTGATCACAGTATCAGCAAGACCTGCAATCTTCCTAATGCTGCCACACGTGAGACGGTCAATGCCGTCTACATGCGTGCTTGGAAGACAGGTTGCAAGGGATTCACGGTCTATCGTGATGGATGTCGTTCTGGTGTCCTCATCGCTGTTGATGAGCCTAAGAAGGAAAAGCCTGCAGGTGACTCTCGCACGACGCCTAAGCGTCCAAAGGAGCTTGACTGCGATATCCATCGTGTCAACGTGAAGGACAAGACAGGTGTTGCACAGTCCTGGATGGTCCTGGTTGGCCTTCTTGATGGCAAGCCCTACGAGGTCTTTAGCGGCCTGGCGGAGCACATCGAGGTGCCAAAGAAGACCAAGACAGGCGTCCTCATCAAGAATGGAAAGAAGGATGGGGTCGCGACCTATAACTTGAAGGTGCCAGTCGGTGATGACGATAGCATCCTCTTCAAGGACGTTGTCAATCTGTTCGAGAATCCCACACAGGGCGCATTCACGAGGACGATCTCTCTTGCACTCCGTCATGGCATTCCCGTCAACTTCGTCGTGGACCAGCTCCAGAAAGACAACAGCGCAGATATGTTCGCCTTCGCGCGGTGCATCGCTCGCGTCCTCAAGGGATACATTCCCGATGGAACGAAGTCTACGACAGAGAAGAAGTGCAAGGAGTGCGGCAGCGACCAGGTGTTCTACATCGAGGGATGTGTCACTTGCGCTTCCTGCGGTTCCAGCAAGTGTTCTTAATAAATTGAGCGAGAGGCGCGTATTATAGGTGTATGAACATCATAACACGCGTCTCTCCTCTCATTAAGGAATGCGAACTTCGCGCTCCTCCCATCGTCATCCGCGTCAACAAGTTTGACGAAGACTCAGCAAAGGAGTTCGTTCAGCACATGTCGATTGCCCAGTGTTCAGGGCAAAACGTCATTCCCGTCGTCATCGACAGCTACGGCGGTCAGGTCTACTCTCTTATGACCATGATCGACGCAATCAAGGCATCGCGAGTTCCTGTGGCGACCATCGTTGAAGGCAAGGCGATGTCCTGCGGTGCAGTCCTATTGACTTGCGGTGCACCTGGAATGCGCTATGCCTCTCCTCACTCCACCATCATGATCCACGAGGTGGCATCCGGTGGTGCTGGCAAGGTTGAAGAGATCAAGGCAGATGCCAAGGAGACGGATCGTCTCAATGAGAAGATCTTCAAGCTCATGGCAGACAACATCGGCAAGGACGAGTCCTTCTTCCTCGACGAGATCCACCACAAGAAGCACGCAGATTGGTATCTTGAGCCAGATGAGGCAAAAGAGATTGGTCTTATTAACCATGTTAAGATCCCAGAGATTATCTTAACAGTGGACGTAAAGTACAAGTTTGAATAGAAAGGTAGAACTATTACTAAAAGTCGTGGCATGGAGAACTTTCTCCATGACCTACGGTTTTATGATAGCTTACTTTTTTACAAATAATGCAGCGGAATCATTCGGTATCGTCTTTCTAACTGGAACAACTTTGACATTGATCCAGTGGCTGTTCGAGATGATATGGGACAGACACGTCCGGGAGAAGCTTAGATATGCCCTTTCAAGACAACAAGGTAGAATTGGTTGGCTGGTATGGCTCGGACGAAGTCCACGCAATGTCAGCTTGGACAAGCACGAGCCGTGATCTAACAGAAGAGAAGCGGGCAAGGATTCCTGCGCTCTTGAAGATGCTAGCAGAGAATGGTCACGAGACGCCCTTCGAGAAGAGCTCACTGCACTTCCTGGTGACGGTTGATACCGCGACTCACATCCATCTCTTGAAACACCGAATCGGTGTCTCAATCAACGGTGAGTCCGCAAGGTATAAGGAGCTTCGAGATGACAAGTATTACATCCCAAAGGACTGGTCGCTAGAGGAGCAGGCGAAGTACATCGCTTTCATGGAAGATGCGCTTATGCGCTATCATGACGCTCTTGAGCGATTTGTCGAGGATGGAATGGGTCGTAAGCGAGCTAAGGAGTCTGCCCGATTCTACCTGCCCTACGGCAATCAGGTGACGATGGACATCATGTTCAACTGGCGCTCCTTCAATCACTTCCTTGGACTACGGATGAAGCAGGACGCGCAGCGCGAAGTCAGAGTGCTTGCAGAGCAGATGCTTGATCTTGTCAAGTCTATTCCTGGTGCACCATTCAAGCACACGCTCACTGCCTTTAATCATGTTGACGTGCCAGAGCATTTTTCGCCGCCTTACTAAT